AGCCTTGCCGCAATTAATAAGCAATGGAATGATCGTCTTACTGCAATTAACACCGAGTGGTCTGAATGGCTAACAGATACCAAGAACGCGTGGAAGTCATGGTATGACGAGAATACACAGGCATGGGCAACATGGTTCAACGACACCAAACAGGCATGGACTACATGGTTTGACGCTCGTATTAGCGAGTGGGCGACATTGAAGAGCGATGCGACCGATGCCACTACAGCCGCCAATAATTCCGCGGAATCCGCCAATACCGCCACAGAAAATGCCAATAAGGCCACGGCCGCCGCAATTCAGGCAAAGACTGATTGCGATGCTGCTGCGGATACTGCCATTAAGGCCGCCAACACTGCGAAAAACGAGGCGCAAGCTGCTAAGACTATCGCCACTGATGCAAGCAACATCAACAATCAATCTAAGGTGCTTATCTCCGAGATGAATGACGGATTGGAGGCTCAGAAGACTGCGACAACCAATGCCGAGACCGCTGCCGCCTCTGCTCAGGCTGCCGCCGAATTGGCGAGCAAGGCGGGCACGTCGATTATGATTCGCCCGACGGGAATGAGTGTCGATGTGCCAAAGGTGGTGCCTGTTGGTGCTACTGCCATGGTGGAGGTGAGCATGGTTCCGGATAGCTGCTACGCCTCTAAGGTGTTCCAGTCGAAGAGGGGTTGCTTTGTCGCTCCCGACGGCTCTGCCGAGTTTACCGAGATTGGTACCGCCGTGTTCTATGTCGTTCCGACGCTCAACGACACTATCGCCAAGAAGGTGGAAGTGACGGTGCGCGCATTGGAGTCGCTCCAGGCAGAGGACGGCACGGAGATAACCATGGAAGACGGCTCAACGTTTGAGATTTAATCCATATCCCGGAAAATAGATATATACTATCTCCGGGATCTCTCTCACATAATGTTTATCAGATTTCAATTAATATATTAATTTAAAAAATCACATTTATGAAAATTTCAGATCTGCCGAAAATCGGTAAAATCACAGGTGCGGAAGCTCTGTGCCTCGTGAAGGACGGTGTGAGCTATCAGGCTACACTCGACGACATCCGCTCGGGTGAGCCCGACGCTAAGGGACTCTATCCCGATGTGCCTATCAACTATGTGGAGATTGTGCGCTATTCCGGACAGGAGAGCACAACGGTTGTTACCAATGGCAACACATCGCTCATCGACAAGATTTGGTCGGGCGTTTTCCCTTGCACAATCAATCGCTCGGGCATCATCACACAGATGCTCAACGGAGATGACACAACCAAGACCGTTGACGGCCTGCCCGCCGTGCTCGACGATTGGGCTCAGCCATGCATGGTGCGCTATGGTGGTTATTGGACTCGCTACTATTACGATGCAACCACGAACACCAAGCACTTCCGTTATTCTCCGTATAAGGTGAAGGGCTATAAGTATGTTCGTCGTCGTTTCCTCTCGATGTTCAGCGGAGGAATAGAGAGCCATGAGGGTAAGGACATGCTTACATCAAATGCCGGAGTGTGGACACGCGAGAGCGTAAGTCTTGCCACCGACCATGCCGACGCTAAGAACATGGGCGACATCTTCCGCGCGCGTGCCGTTCAAGACCGCAAGGTGTATCGCGATATGTTTTGGCTGAAGGAAAAGATCTTCAACTCTCAGAGCGTTCAGCAAGGTTGCAATGGTGTATCATGGGATTGGTGGGGCAAGTTCTCACAGGCTGAGAACGGCGGTCAGTCTTCGTATGCCCAATTCTATAAGAACGGCATCACTGCCCAGGTTAAGGGACACAAGGGCGAGGTGAGCATCACCGTGAACAATGGCGAGAGCGACGCAACCGTTAAGGCTCAGAAGTGGGGCTGGATTGAGGGTTGGCTCGGTGGTCCCTATTGGTTGTGGGAAGGTGGCGCGCTGAAGAAGGCCGACAAGTGGTATGTTGCCAAGGACATCAATACATTCACATCCTTCGATCCTACAAGCGAGCAATATCAGTATCTTTGCGACGCTGTGAAGACCGCCGGATATATCCTCGAAGATTTCGAAGATACAATCATCCCGAGCATGGTTGGCGGTACTGACCAAACTGGCCATGCCGACTATTATTGGAGAGCTGAGGACGCTGCCGGTACGGAAGTGTATATCCCGGCTGGCTCTGGTAGTGCGATCGACGGCTCCCATCTCGGTGTCTCGGTTCTGAACTCGTACAACGTGCTTTCGGCTGCTTCCCCGAGCTACGGCTCGGCCCTGGCTTCCGATGACCCGACCGACACGATCCCCGACGGAACGGTGGCGGCGTGACGCAATCGGCAAAGCGGGAATGGCGGGTGTCCCCCGCCATTCCACAAATCGAAATCGCTTCGCGATGTTGATAACATCGCGCCCGCCGAAAAATCCCCTAATCAGCGCCGGCGCAAGCCGGCTCCGATTTTTCTGAAAAAATACATGCAATATATGCAGTATATGCAGACGATGGGGAAGAAATCGGCAAAAATATCTCAGATCATTATAATATATGATATATAGAGGCGGCGCAAGCCGCCGAAGGGAAACCGCGTCATATCCCGGCTGGCTCTGGTAGTGCGAACAACGGCTCCAATCTCGGTGTCTCGGTTCTGAACTCGAACAACGTCCTTTCGAATGCGAACCCGAACTACGGCTCGGCCCTGGCAAACAATATCCCCATTATAGCGATAATGATATGGTCGTATCATGGGAAATGGCAACAAGGAGATGACAACAACATAAACCACCGTTCTCGGAAGTTCTGCTTCCGAGTCCCGCCGTCAGACAATAGCAAGCTACGAGGGCATCGCCCTTCATGCCGACACACATAATTTATTAATTAATATAAAACGCAATTATCATGAGATTTTTAGAACAAGCGACAGAGAGCCCCATTGCTCTCGACATGAACGAGAAAGAGTTGCCACTGCCTGAGCCTGGCATCAACGAGCATCGCAAGTATTTCAACCACCGCGAGGAAGAGCGCGAGGAGAATGGCAACGAAGGAGCCGCCGACTCCGACGGAAGTGCTTCAGAGCGCAAGTTGGTAAAAGTGCCCGTTGCTGATTACGTGTCAGCCGCCAACGCCACCACTCCCACCAATGAAGAGTGGACTGAGTGCCTGCACGGTGCCGGATATGACAGCGAGCAGATTGCCGTTATCCTGAGTGGCGGCACACTGTAATCAAGGATTTTCCGTTTATTATTATTTCCCCCGGGCGCATGGCATATTGTTTGCCCTCGTTCGGGGTTTTTTATTAGATCGAAAGTAATCACGCAAGAGAAGAAGAAAAATGAGACCGAGCGAAATTAATGTGCAATATCGTGGTGGCTATCGTGGGCCGTATATCGACATCCGCAAATTGATAGAGAACCGCGTGAAATTGACCGTCATCGACTTCCAGGAGCGCAAGTCGCAAATGCGCGACGTGGAATCATACACCCACATGCAAATCCGCATCAGCGGCAAACTGTGCGTAACATGGCATTCCTCCGCTGTTCTTGCTAACTATCTCGAAGACTGCCGCGCGCAATCCCAGATGCTCCTAGACCAAACTGGCAAAGACCCCGGAATCTTTCCTATTAATGACTGTATCATCGTCGAGGGTGAAGACCGTGGTTATTATCTCGAAGATGCCCCACACGATGCATGGGAGCTCACCGAGAGCGACATCCTGAGATTGAGCGACGAGAGCCACAGAGGAAGGAGGTGGAGCCATGACCGATAACATCCTCCGTCTCTCCGACCTCACGCCCGACAACCCGAACGACAGCCATTTCCCCGTCATCCTCTCCCCTGATCCGTGGGAACTGGACGAGGAAACAGTGTTTAACGATGAAAGGATATGGCACAAGGTGAATCCCCATATCGGCATCACCGTGCAACCCGATTACTACAGGAGCGAGATCAGCAAGTCGCGTCTCGATCCCGAGAAGAAGAAAGAAACGATCACCAAGTTATTTAATATCTTCCAAAGCGACCGAGTGACGCAATGGATAACTCCTGACCGTGTGCGAGCTCTGCAATCTCCCGATGCCAATATCGACAACCAGAGCGACGAAGACGGTTGGATCACGTTTGTAGGCTTTGATTTCTCGTTGGGCAATGACCTTCATGCCCAGTCGTATCTTTCCTTCAATCCCTACCTTGTGGAGAGGTTTGTCGCCACCGGCATCCCATATTTCCGCGCCGACCTCGATGCATGGATAACGAGTGCCACACTGGAGCAATCGAGCATCCGCAACGTATATCAACAATGGATTGAAGCGGGTTGGCTGCATGTCTGCGAAGGCGAGACCCTTGCGCCCGAGCTGCCGATTAACCGTATTGTGGAATTGAGCGAGCATGTGAAATTCATGGCATTTGGATATGACCCATATAAGGCGACAGCCCCGATTAATCTGTTGAAAACATGGATATATAGCGAGTACGAGATAGACCCGAAGGACATTGTGCGCCCGGTGCGCCAGAACTTCGCAACATATAATCCCGCCGTGTTGGAGATTGATTATATGGTGAAGAACGACCCGCCGTTGATACAATTCAGTGCCTCGCCGTTGTGGCCGTGGCAATTTGGCAACTGCCTGCTCATGGAGAGCAACGACGGAATGGAGAACCACAAGCCAGTGAAGGCAAATCCCGGCTCCGATGCCTGCAAAGTTGACAACGTTCAATGTCTGCTCTCTGCCCTCATTCTGTATGATATGTTAGAGGGCACAGAAGAGAAATAGATTTTTCAAAATTTAATTTTTCAATATGCAGTATATTCAGTATGTAGCCGCCATTGCAAAAACCACCCAATGCCCTATTTTGCTCAATAAATAAAAAGCATTAGTATGATTAATTTCGAATTTGATAATGCCGTGGTGATGCGCCAAAAGGCTGCATTGGAGTCGATGTTGGTGAGCAATCCCGACACCGCCGCCAATATCCGCAAGCTCATCACTCAGGAAATCGCCAAGGCTCGCGCCGCCATAAGCCAGTCGGCTAAAGGCGCAATGGCTTCCGACCCCCGCCAAGCATATAAGGCTGTGCGCCGCTCAGTATATAAGAGCATTCTCGGTGGTCAGGTCAACATCTTAAATCCTAGGGGTGGCGCGTCTTCATCCGGCTCCTCATTTGTCAAGGCTCGCAAGCTCGACAACCACCCACACCAGCGAGGCGGCAACCGTCGCAAGCGTTCCGCACGCACCGATCAAGTGGACGGCTATGTGGGTAAAGATCGTGGTTTTATCCTGCGATTTGTGAATAGCGGTACCGCCGCCCGCCAAACCCGCTACGGCAACCGTGGGAGTATAGCCGCACGCAATTGGCTCGCCACTTCCGGACAACGGGAATTGGAGGCGGCTGCCGAACGTCTGTCGGCACTCATCGACAAGGAACTTGTTAAGATGATGAGCGAAAAATGAGTTTACACGGAATTACACGTAATTCATACGGAATTAATTTTGTGTATTTTGTATAATATGTATAAATGTAAAATAAATGGCTGAAAGTATAGTAAGACTTAGAGTTGAGTCGCAAGAATTTGAGAGCAAGCTGAAGCGCGCGAGTCAGGAGCTGCTCGCCATGGCAGACAACGCCCGCCGCACGGGTGCCACCTTCGCCATTGCCGACAAGGAGGAACTTGCGTTTGTCAGTTCGCTCGGTCAGCTTCAGACCTCGGCACGCTCTGCCAAGGGCTCTATCGCCGAGATGACCAAGGCATTCCAAGATCTATCGATGCATTATCGCTCGCTCACCGACGAGGAGAAGGCTGCGCCCTATGGTCAAGAACTGAAGAAGAGCCTGGAGCAACTCCAAAACCGTATCAATGACGGCAAGAAAGCGTTGGGCGAAATCAATGGTACCATAGGCGAGAGCAAGAACAAAACCGACATCTTGAGCGGAGCTGTGAATGATCTTGCGGGAAAGTTCGGATTGAGTGTGCCCAAGTTGGGCGCAATGAGCGTTGCCATTGCGGGTGTCACTGGCGCGCTGAAGGTGGCAAAGGATGCGTTTTTTGCCAATGAGCAATCATTGGATGAGTGGGGCAGAACCACAGACAGCGCGAAGGCTGTGTATAATGGTTTTCTCGATGCGCTCAATACTGGAGATATATCCGGTTATCTCGGCCGCATTAATCAGATTGTGGATGCTGCACGCAAGGCATACGATGCCCTCGACGAGCTCGGCACATATAATGCCTTCAACCAGGTGAACGTGTCACGCGATAAACAGCGGCTCACCAATGCCATGGCCGACTATCGCGAGGGCAAAGGTAGTAGGGCAGGCGTACAGGCTGCGAGTGCCGATGTACAGAAGAATCTTCGTGAACTGTATCTTAAGCAGCAAGGCGCATACGTTGCCAAGATTAACCAGTTGGCTGCGGAGCGTGGAGTGTCGGGCAAAGAACTGATGAAGATTGCCGACGGTTCATATAGCGATTATCAGAGAGCTAAGAACGTACAGATGACGGGCATACGTTACCAAGTACATACCAACCAGTATGGCCAATCATGGACAACCTCCGAGAAATATGCCAAGAACGCGGCCGAGCAAATGGGAAGCGCATTGCGAAGAATCAACGATACCGATTGGCAGGAGCTTCAAAAACTCGGTGCCGATGCTCAGAACACTCTCAACGAACTCGGCATGACTCGCCGACAAGTGGCGCGAATCCTCGGATCCGGGCGAACAAGCACGACAACCACAGGTGGCGGCCGTAGCGGCGGCGGCGGAGTTGGCAACGTGACACCGGCTCCCGACTTGAATAAGATTGCTTTCGACATGAACGAGAAATTTAATGGCGGCATGCTCCAGGACGAAATCAACGGAGTGATAGCCGACAAGGTGTCCGTTGCTCTCGGCGAGGTGATAAAGTCGGATCTTAAGAACATGGACCCCGAACAGTTGAAGGCAATGCTCCAGGGCACTGAGACCGTCAGCGATGTTTTCAAGAATGCGAATATGTCGCAAGTTCGGAGCACTGAGGACAAGAAGCAAGGCCGCCAAGATAATGACATTACGAGATTGGCAAAGGGCGTGGGGGCATTGGCCAATATTACGGGAGCGTTCCAAAGTATGGGCATGGAATTGCCCGAGGAATTGACGAAAACGATGTCAATGATACAGGCTCTTATGTCGGTAATTCAAGGCGTTCAAACAATTATTCAGGTGTTTGGCTCAACTACTCAAACGGCAAACACTGTAGCTCTCGGTGTGAATACCGGTGCGATTAGTGCTCTTACCCTTGCAATGAGTACCAATACTGCAACAAATTTCATTCCGTTCTTTGCTCATGGTGGTGTCGCCGGACGCGCTGCTAACGGATTCGTGGGTGGTAATAACTATTCGGGCGACATGCTGCCGATAGCTGTCAACTCGGGCGAGCTGATTCTCAACAGAGCACAACAGGGCAACCTCGCAAGCCAGTTGAGCGGCATGGGACTCGGCGCGATTGAGGTTTACGGACGTATTTCGGGCGAAGACATTATACTTTCGTCACGTCGCCGCAACAACCGAATGGTGAGAAGTGAGTCAACAAAATAGGGAGGATTGAGAAATGGCAATAACATATTATAATGATTTCGTTGACCGTGTGGGGCGCAAGTATCGCCTGGAGTTGAGTGTGCCTTCAAGGAGATATGCCTATGAGGAGATAGCAATGCCCGCAAATCCGCTGAAGCTGTCAATGGATGATGACAACGACCCCTTCATTCCCTCACGCTGCACCACTGGATATGTGCGCATTTTCTCGTATGCATATACCAGTTTTGTGGAAAATCCGGGATTGAGATGCGCCGTCGAAATGAAGAGAATAACGGGCACGGATGACAACCCGATATATACGCGATATTGGTTTGGCTACATCCAGCCGAAGGCATACACCGTCAATTATTGGGAGGCTAATTACGAGGCAACGGAGTTACTTGTGGAGTGCCCTCTTGCGGCATTTGATCGCATGGATCTTCCGATTGCGTCGCTCCCCGAGTATTGCACATTCGCGCAGGCGTTGAAGACCATTATCGACGAGCAAACGAGCATAAGCGGATATGAGTATTGGAAAGCAATTATCTTCCCCTCTGTAGATGTTGCCGACAATGTTCTTACCGCGACTTTCGATTTGTCGTTGTTCTATGAGTACGACGTGGACGGGGCGAAGATTGCCAATGTCACATGCCTGGAGTTTATCGAGGATTTCTGCCAGTTCTTCGGATTGTGCGTAAGAACAGACGGCCAAGGTACAATGTTATTCACAGAGACGTGGAATAATCGTGTAAACATGGCTCACTGCTCGGATCTTGATTGCCTAACATCCTCCACTCCTGGAAAAATGTTTGTAGGCCAAGCAATGAATACAATCGACGTGTCGGGCGATTTGTTTGTCAACACGGATAATAGTTTGGAGTATGTGCCAGGATTTAGCCGTTTGACCGTTGCCGTGGATATGTCGAAGGATAGCACGTCACTGTTTGAGATGCCCAACGATCGGCTGAAGGACATGCTGAAGGGTGGTACCGTGGAGAGCCACCAGCATACGACATCCAACAATGAAGACATACGAGATTGGTCGATATATCGCGCAAGCGAATATGCCTACAGTTTCAAGGATTGGAAAATGACGTTTGTCACTCCCACGACTGACAGCAATGACAAGTCATGGCTGAAAAAAGGTTCGCGCCTTTTCCTTAACTGCAATTTCGAATATTGGGGTGCTACGACCGTGGATTGGACTCCAGTTATTGAGGTGGCGAATAACACGACTGGGGACGTGTCGCCACAATTCACATTGGCGAGCACTCGCAAGTATTTCCTATCTAAAGGATATATCACAATTAATGCCACGACATACATTAAGCATAAATTTGTGAAATACACAGGAGCTTGTTATATGACATGCATATTGCGTTTTGGCAATTACTATTGGACTGATAACGGCTGGAGCCAGACTGCCGGCACATTCGACATGTCATTGGGAGCTGCCCGAGGGCATGCCGGAAATAACTCCGAGAACACGACGGGAGTGATAAGCAATACACTGAAGCACATGGATGCCCGTGTGGATTATTCGGGAGGCTATGCCATTACAATGAATATCGGCACCGAAGACCTGCCACCGGTATGTGATAATATCATGTTTCAAGTGTGTAGGCCAAAGAACTCTATCGACGGCACTGTGCTGAATGAAATCTGCATCGAGGATTTGAAAATCGACTGGATTCCATACAATGCCAGCAAACAACCTTATCAGGATTTGCCCGAAGACTACAAGAGCGACAACGGCACCCACTTCCGCGACAAGAAGGAAATCAGCGTGAAGTTTGCAAGCGACAAATACGGTCTTAATGCTCCCAATAGACTGTATAAAGCCGACGGATCAATGCTCAGTACTATCGACTATGGTGATGACGGTGGAGTGCTTCATCCTGAAGCATGGTTGGCAAAGAAGGGCGCGGTGTTCGGTTCGACTACTCATCAATATCTCGACATCGAGGTGGACGCAAGCAAGACAGGGTGGTGCCACCCATGCACAACCTTCTATGGCGGTCCAAATGTCTTCTCCGGCCGTTGGTTCTGCCTCTCTGTATCTCCCGATTACTATAATTGTACTCAACGTCTTAAACTGATTCATATATGATATTTAAAGCTAAAGAGCTCATTTTGCTCGATACAAGTAACAACAAGGTTGTGGCTGCCGCCAAGTCGATTGAGATAAACGTGAAGTGCGACACGGTGGAGCGTACCTCTGCCAACAATGGCTTATTTCGTGAATATATCACGGGGCGCAAGGACTGGAATTTCCAAATCTCCAGCCTTGTCACCTCTGCGCAATTCAGCGGTGTAAAGACAATGGTTGGCACCACCTACGGCGTAAAATTCACGCTCCAGGACTCAACGACGTCGCTCATGAGCGGCAACGCTATATGTACACAGGCTAAAATCACCGACCAAAAAGGCTCAATCGCCAAAGGCTCATTCGTCTTCCAGGGTACCGGTGCTTTAAGCTGATTTTTACAAAGATATATGCAGTATATGCAGTATATGCAGCTGCCAAAAATATCTTAAACATACATTTTGCGCAAAATAAAAAAGAAGGATGAAAAAATTAGATAATATCTCAAAATCCACAATGTGCCGGGCAACGTTCATCGTCTGTCTCGCTGCCAGTGTGATGCTCATCGTTGCGGGGTTCGTCGTTCCGCCTATGGGCGAAATCGACGGAAGTGTGCTCACCGCCGTCGGCGAATTGCTCATGTTTCCCACTCTCGCCTATGGAGCTCGAGCCATTGAATTAGGCTACGACTTTAAGATGAAGAGGGGCGACACCAATGTTGAACTTACTAACGACTGACAGCCACATGACACTGAAGAAAGGTATGACCGGATTGCACGTGCAAGGGCTGCAAGAGCTTTTGCACATTTATCCCGACGGAAAATTCGGACCATTGACCGAGGAAGCGGTTAAGGAGTTCCAGAAGGCTCACGGACTTGTGGCAGACGGAATAGTGGGCGAAAAGACGTGGGCGGCGCTGAAGGCTGCCGAGAAGGGCGAACTGAAGAAGAGCACGCGCACGATCAATGAGATAATCGTGCATTGCTCGGCTACTCCTGAAGGTAAGGACTACACGCTCGACACCATTCGCAAGTGGCATCTTCAGCGGGGTTTCTCGGATATTGGGTATCACTATGTTATTCATCCCGACGGCAAAGTGGAAGAGGGGCGCGACGTGAATATTGCGGGCGCGCATTGCTCCGGCCACAATTCCAAGAGTATCGGCATTTGCTATATTGGCGGGATGACTGCCGACAACAAGAAGGCAAAGGACACCCGAACCGAGGAGCAACGCAAGATCCTGAAGGTGCTTCTCATGACTATGCGCAAGCTCTACCCCTCTGCCTCTATTCATGGTCACAGGGATTTCGCGGCTAAGGATTGCCCAAGCTTCAATGCCACCGAGGAATACAAAAATATCTGAAATCGGCATTGCGTCCGATGTATAGAAGAAAATTATTAATTCATGTGGGGCTACATTCCATATATATATATTTATTATTTTCAAAAATGAATCGCATAAGCAACTGGAGTGGCGACGTGGGCGGCTATAGTCCATATATGCCACCTTATTACGAACCGCATTTGGCAGAACCGCCAGGCATGAACGAGGATCCCAAGGCGGGGTGCATCGCCATGATTATCGGCATTATTCTCGCCATTCTTCTTCTGTGGCTGCTGCCGTCGTGCTCGTCTTCTCGCAAGGCGGTCACGACAACCTCTCAGAGCGTCACCAAAACAAATGCCATTTTCTCCCGTATCGACACCACGGAGGCATGGCAGCGCACTGCGAACGAGAACCAGAGGGTAACTGCTGTTATAGACTACGCACACGACACCGTGATAGTTAAATCCACTACCATTGTGCGAGAGGCTGACAGTATGGAGCTCGCTCGCTATGGGATAGTTCTGGACAGTCTGCAAAAGGCTTATCTCATATTACAGAAGGACATGACGGAGCGCATAAGCGTGTCACAAAAGTCGCTCATCGACTCGCTCTCCATGCTTCGCGATTCCCTCTCGTCTCTGAGATCGCGCGATTACTCCCTGCTCGAATTAACCAAATCCAGTGTGGAGGAAAGCGCGACCGAAGAGACCACAGAGAAGAAACCCCCGCCTAAATGGCCGTTGGTCGTGGGGTTGCTCCTGGTAGTGATATTATGCGTATATCTCTACAGATTAAAATAAAATTCTTACTTTGATAAATATATGTTTCATTTGATTTAGAATCATAATGGTATAATTAGCCCATTCGGTCTGTGAGGATAGAATGGTTTTTTTCTGAGAATATCCGCAAACATGGTTTGCGACTATATATAAAATGTCATTTACATAATTTGTTTAAATTAGTTTTATAGTTAAAAGTTTTTTTTACCGTATGAATCTTCTCAAGCGTGAGAAATATTTTAAAGTTAAAAGTGATTTCGACACATCCACTCAGCCCGTGAGGGTAGGGTGGAATTTTAAAATAGAATTAATTTCCTATAAATATAATACGCTTAAATATTATTTTGACTTTAGGTAATAAATTATTTTTATTGTGTTTGTTTGAGATGCGTTGCCTGCGAAGGTAGCGCATTTTTTTTGCCCGAAGAATATCCCAAACTACTATTCCCCCCGCTATATGAAGAAGAATTAAAAACATAAAACAATGAACGAGAAGAAAATCACTCAAGTAATCAATTACAAGACAGATGCCGACGGTCATCACCTGAGCATGAGCCCATGCCCATACTGGCGCATGAACCACCACGGCATCAACGACGGCGCAAAGTACGTCGGCACAATGGAGTGCGAGTGCTGCCGTTGGTATTGCTCCAAGGACGTGGAAGTCCGCACGATTGAGTGCGCAATCCCCTCCAAGCTTGCCGCCCGCTATGAGCGCGAACACTCCCGCATGCTTCGCCAACATAAGCAGATGCGTGAGCAAATCAAGCTCTTCCTCCTTCAGCAAGCCGAAGAGGACAGCCACCGTTCTGGGGAGTCTGGCCCCCGAGCCCTTCCCGCCACCGTCACCCGAGCCAAGGAGATGAAAGCCCTCACCCGCCAAGTCTCCAACTATCGCGTCAATACCTGGAGCAACAACCGAGACGGACGCGCTCACACGCAAGTCGGCTCCCTCTACATGGAGCGCACCAGCAAGGGGCGTGGCTACTACGCCCAACGTTGGGTTGCCGAGCTCAACATCAGCGGTTGCCGTTATCGCATGCGCTCCCATTCTTACGAAAAATGTTGGGCATGGATTCAGAACATCCGCGAAATCTATCGCCTTGTGTTCCGTCGATTTGCCTACATCAAGAGCCCGCAATCCCTTGCGCTCCTCGTCGTGGAGCATCTCGCCTCCGTTGGTATCCTGCCCACCCGAATGAACGGCGCATTGCGCTCCGTAACATCTCGTGATCGAGCCCAAGAAGCATACAAGCGAGCAATGGCCGTTTACAGAGTATCACATAAGAAAGATTAAAAATTATATAATGAATACACCGAGCAACTACGGTCTTCCATATAAAGGAAGCAAATCCAAATTAGCGGAAAGGATTGTGGGGATATTCCCACGAGCCACTCATTTTTATGATTTATTTTCAGGAGGATGTGCAATATCACATTGCGCTCTTCTGAGGAATAAGTTTGAACATATCCATATAAATGATATTAATCCCATGATGCCCGAGGCATTTATTAAAGCTTTGAATGGCGATTTCGAGAATGAAACAAGGTGGATAAGTAGGGATGATTTTTTCAAATTAAAAGATACAGATCCTTATGTGGCAATCTGCTTTTCTTTTGGCAATGATTTGAAAACTTATTGCTACGGTCCGGATGTTGAGCCAATTAAAAAGGCATTGCATTATGCTTTGTGTTTCGATACCTTCGAACTTTCGGATCAATACATTGGTGTTGATTTGAGAGCTATAAGATATTGTAATAATATGGCGGATAAATATCTATTGGCAAAAAGAATTATAAAAAATGCCTTTATCCATAATCCCCCCCCCTATGCTCGAAAGCTATCAAAGACTCAGACGCATACAGGCTATAAAGTTACGAGCGACTGCACAGAATTTGGAGCAAGACGCTCAAAAAAAAACTCCATACAACTTCAATCCTACATTTCTTTAAGAAGGATTCAATCAACTGGGGGGGGGCAATATGGAAAGAGCAATTTAACATGGAGCATTGGTGATTATAGTAATGTTGATATAAATGAAGATTCAGTTATATATGCTGATATTCCTTATTTAAACACCAATAAATATGTTGGGAAAGGCGAGAATTTTGATTATGAAAGATTTTATAATTGGTGTCTTAATCAGAAGCAACCATTATTTATTTCTTCATACGAAATGCCTGAAAAGGATTTCAAGATAGTAGCTGAATTTGCTCGCAACGATTCAATGTCCGCAAAAAGTGTGAAATTAGTCGCTGAAAGATTATTTATACCTCGAACGCAAGAAATACGAGGTAATATCCAATTAAGTTTATTTTAATAAGATTATGAAGAAAACTACAATATTAGAAGGCGCAACGCTCGCTACTCTCCACACCGAGATCGACCGATATTGCCGCCGCTTCGGTTATGACCATGCCTCGGCATTTGAGCAACTTCTCAATCTCATGGTGCATTGGTTGGAGATAGAAGACAAGTCGCCCCACGTCATGCCCCGAATAGGCAACGAGGCCGCTCAGGCTCTCGTCACCCTCATGCGCATTTTCTTCTCAGTCCTCCACACCGAACTCGCCACCCGCAAATGGGTTGATCTCTTCGGCGATTACTTCATGGAGTACGGCGCAAACAAGAAAGACCTCGGGCAATGCTTCACCCCCGATAGCGTTTGCGAAGTGCTTGCGCGCCTCTCCCTGAGCATCAACGAGGGCACAGACTTCGACACTATGCGCCACTTCGTCCCCGGCTTCGGGCGCAATGTGGTTGTGAATGATTGCGCGTGCGGTTCCGGTCGCCTTCTTCTCGCTGCCGGTAGCACCTATCGCCACATCACCAAGCGCAACGACATCTATCTCACCGCCTCCGACATCGACGACCGTTGTTGCAAGCAATCAGCCATTAACCTGCTCGTGCATGGATTTTATGGTGAGGTGGCGTGTATGGATACCCTCATGGGCGAAAGTTCCTTCTCACATGGTTGGATTGTCAATCAAGGGCTCTACCCCATTCCCTTCGGTCTTCCGTCCCTCACCTACACCACCGACAAATCCAAGTTCTACCAGTATCAGCGCAACATCATAGGAAATCCACCACTAAAATGAAGAAAGAGTCCATATCCCTCAAGGGCATCACACGCCCCGATCAAGAGCGAATAGTTATGGCAGGATTTTCCAGCCATATCAACGATATGCACCTTGTCAAGTATGCCGAATTTATGCATGGCATCCGCTGCGCCTTCGAGTTCATCGGTTACAAGCGTGCAATCCCCAATCAGAAATGCCCATTTTCGGAAGTCTATCAGCGTGCTGTCTTCAACCTGATAATGGAAAACAACATCAATCTGCATGATTACATGACAGACCGATATGACATCCGATTTAAGGATTATCAGCTCGACAAACGTGGCCGTCTCGTCTCGGTTGTCGCCTACTTCGACCGCCCTTCTTCTTCTGAAAACTGGCAGAAAAAAAGAATAAATCACATATTATTAACAATAAGAAAAAGAAAAGACTATGGAAAAGATTAACATGGCAATGCCATTAAGAGAAATGCCATTCATTTGGGACCGTGAACGAGTATTGAATATTTTGGCACAGGGCGGCATCTACACCGTCGGCGACCTCGTGGAACACACGGAAGACGAGTTATTGAAATTGGGCATCGGCGCACTGTCGCTCCACTATTTGAAGCAATATCTTGATTCGTTCTATCTCCACTTTAAGGATGAAGACGAATATAAGTGGACTGGAGGAAAAAATGTGCAAGGACTTTCGCCCGAACTCTGGGAGCGTCGTCGCTATGAGGTGGCAAAGGATATACTCCTGAAAAAGCTCGACACCTACGGCGATTATTCGACTGCCAGGAAAGATGAAATGCACGACTCCATTGAGCTCGCCACCGAATTTATCAGAATACTGAAAACATCAAGCGAGGCAGAAATGCAAGACGGAGATTGGAAATGACACATAATAACAAAGAATTATGAAAGACCTATTCGGAGAAAACGAGGGCGAGAAAATCGAGATGCGAACTCGATTATATACCTCGATCAAGAAAGAGAAGACCCGCCGAAAGACGGAGCTCACAGATATAGACGATATTGACCTATGGCGACGAGCCAACGGCGTATATGAGTTATGCCAGTGTATGATGAGCAAGCCCGAACCCGGCAAGAGCTATCATATCCTCACCGGCGGAAACGTTGACCTGCTCTCGCATCTCCTTTGGCTGATGCTCCACTGGAAGCATCTGCGCCGCCTCTTCATCAGCTGCTGGGCAATCTCAGCCGCCGACATCATGCTCCTCGCCCGCAAGCTCAACGACAAGGAAATCGACGGACTTGAATTGCTCCTGGGCGACATCTTCCCAACTAAATACAAAATGGAATGGAAAAAACTCATGGAAATGTACGAGGCCGGAGTGATAACCACCATTTATAAGTCATCAATCCACAGCAAGGTCATGCTCTGCGAAGCCGACGACGGTAGCAAGATCGTCGTCGAATCCTCTGCCAACTGCAACATGAATCCCCGAATTGAGCAATCCTGCGTAACCGTCTCAGATAAACTCTTCGACTTCTACGACGTCTATCTCCACGAAGTCCTGAACGACAGCGAGGCGAAGCACGTTGCCAAGGAATCAATGAAATTAAATCAAATAGAACATGCCGAAATTAGTGATGATGAAAGGGCTGCCCTTCTCAGGGAAGACGGAGTGGGCGACCAAGTGGGCGAATGAAAAAGCCAATCGCCTGCGTCTCTCCTGGAGCGACCTGCTCGCTATGATGGGCGACCGCTATAGCCGGGAACGCCGCCCCATTGCCTTCGACGGTATGCTGCGCATGATGACCACCGCGCTGCATGAGGGCAAGGATGTAGTGATTGACGAATGCAATCTCAACGGATTCGAGTGGGGACTGATAATATTGCGCGCTGAGGAGTGTCATGCCAAGGTGGAATGGCACACCATGAAGACCACCGCCGAAGAATGTAAGAGAAGGGCGAGAGCTGCCGGCTCACATATCACGGATATGGAAATCGACCGCCTCGCCCAACGTTGGGAAGTATGGTTAAAACAGAAGTAACATCAACGGCCGCCGCCTCGGCTCATTCGCCTCCGTCTCTATTGTCGGCGGGAGGTTCTCGCGAATCCACCTCTCTCTCGTGCCATGTTTGGGGAGGATCGAGAAGTAATCGCCCGACGACATTTTCCAAGCCCTGGGCGACTGTCCCGGCATTTCCGTCAACAACACCGTCCACATCTCCCTCTCTATCCTCCGGCTCACCAGCAACACCTTGTGCCGTGATTCAATCTTCAAGTCCCTCAGCTGCTCCGGCAACATCTCCAACAGCCTCCGATTGTTTGCTCTCATAATCTCGCTTGATCAGTCCGTCAATATATTCCGACTTGTTTCTCACCGTCTTTATTATCTCGTCAGCCTCCGGCGAAATCCTCACCGACAGCATACATTTCCTGTTATTGGCGCGCCGCCCGGCTCCCGGACGGCTGCCGCCATGCGTGTGCTTTGTTGTCATAGTGTCCACTTATTAATCCCATTCCTCAGCGAGAGAGAAAGATCCAGCCGAGCCGTTGACGAATGTGTGGATAGCTGTAACGTCATTATCTTCGAGGTCTAATCTCGCCTTAGCTGCGTTTACTTCTTCTTCGTCGTTCATATCCACGTCATTTATGGTTGTAGCTGCATCAAGGACGTCGGCGATGCTTCTTGCTTCCTCTTCGTCTTCAATAATCTTTGGATCACTGCCCCACTCAAACAATGCTCCGAGGAGTGTCCACCAGGGATAACGCTTTTCAGATTCCTCACGGATGACTTCCTTCATGATGTCGGCCACTGTGTCGATGTCACCATAATAGTCTTCGCAAGCTGTGTCGTCTATCACGTTGATTGAGCCGTATGCGTTAGGATCTGCGTCAGGAGTTGGGAGTGCAACCAGACGATAGCAATTATCGTCACTAATGTAAGATACTACTGCGAATGTTCTTCCGTTGATCTCGAATGTCTTAGTCATATAATGTCGCTTAACCGTGTTGCGATAGGGCTTAAAAATATCTATATTATTGTTATTATTCGCTTAATGTGGGAGGGGATTATTTAGCAAGCTCGTTGAGTTCTTCTTCCTGCTCGGCATCCAGGGGCATCACCTTGCTCATGTTGTGGAGCTCGAAGAACCTCTTCTCAGATGCTGACAGCTCAACGTGACCGACCGTCTGAGGCTCTGAATACTGCTCATTGAACAATCTCACGTATTCCTCAACTCTGGCATCCTCACCTTCGACGTGTCCGATTCTGTTGGCGTTGATGATCTCAGCGGCTTGCATCATGCGAACAACTGTCTTTCCGTTTACGAGGTGGAAATAAACCTTCATCTGATTCTGATTGGCGTTCACCATTCTAACTTCATTCTTCTTCATAAAACTATCGCTTAACCGTGTTGCGTAGGGCTTAAAAGGATTAATACTATGTTCTTTAATTATCTGATGCAAAGGTACGACTTTTTTTTGAAAAATGCAAGCAAAAATCAAGATTAAATCTTAAAATCTGTAAAAATCCCCCTATTTTAACATTATCGCCCTTTATTTTAACAATTATCACCCTCTATTAGCCACCGTTCCCCGAAGTTTCGATTCGGGGCTGTCATAAAAATATCTCATAACCACATATCGCCGATATATAGGAGTTCAAGAACAATATTGGAAAAGTTCAAGAACAATCTGCCAAAAGTTCTTGAACTCTTATAAAAGAGTTCAAGAACACACATATATTAATTATATAAATTTTTCAATTATGTCACAACTGAATCTTAAGATCAAGAAAGTGCCTTTGGCAAATCCAAAGACACAAGAGTCTGGCTATGCGCCACGTCTTATCACCAACGGCACCGCCGATTTCGGCGACATCGCCAAGTATGCATGTAAGGGCTCAACCATTTCTGCCCCCGAAATGGAGGCATCCAGCAAACTCTTCTGCGAGGCTGCCGCCGAACAGCTGAAAAACGGCTATATCGTTGACCTCGGCCCTCTCGGCAAACTCTATCCCTCTGTCACTGGTAAGTGGGCGAAGAAGAAGGAAGACCTCTCTAAGGCCGACCTCAAGGCTAAGGTGAACTATCGAGCCGGCAACGACATCGCCGCCGCTATCGCCGGAGCCACACTCTCGTGGGCGAGCGAGAAGGATGAAGCTGCCGACAACTCCACAGATCCCGACAACACCGACCCCGGCACCGGTGGCGCTGACTCCGGATCTGGCGAGGAGTTCCCCGACCTCGAAGTATAATTATTGAATGTATTTCATTTTTTCATGTATTAATTTTCCCCGCCGTCTGCGAAGATAGCGGGGTTTTTGATATTAAAAATATCCCAACCCACCATTTTCCCCCATTTATAGAAAACATAAATTAAAAAATATATAATCATGGACAATTTTTTCAGATACTTCAAACGTGAGGCGGCCGTTCCCGACTGTCTCACGCCCGACAAGGCTGCCGAGGAACAACCGCCACAGCCCAAGGGCGGCAACTATGGCAAGAAGATTGTCAACGTGAGAGGGCAGAAGGCTGCGCTCTCGATTGCCGCCTTCCACAGGGCACTGGAAATCCGTGCAACCACCATGGGACAACTCGTAATCGAGTTCCAGCGGCGCAATGCCAATGGCGGCAATTTCGTGCCGTTCCTCTATGGTGATGCCCAGCGATTCAATTGGCTGTTACAGGTGCGCCCGAACCCTCTGATGAGTGCCACGGTGCTGATGCAACAGGCGGAAATCGAGAGGGTGATGCGCGGCAATGCCTACATCTATATCGAGCGCAATGGCGTGGACGGATCTGTGCAAGCGCTATGGCTCGCACAGTGTGGAGGTTATGACCAATTAACCGACACTTATTCGCTCACGTATAATGTGCCGGGAGGAGTCCAGACGGTGGCGGCTGCGCCCTCTGCCGACGTGATTCACATCCCCAACACGTTCCGACATCCGGGCGGCATGCATGGCATCCCCACGCTCGTATATGCCGAGCGCACACTGAGCATCGCCGCCACCAATGACGTGGAAACGCTGAACAATGCCTCTAAGGGTGGAAAGATGAAAATCCTGCTACAAGAGGACAAGGAGAAGGGATTTGGTGTAGGAGGACGAGCCAAGGCAAGCGAAATCCGCAAGGCTGCGCGCACTCTTCAGGATGATCTCGACCAGGGCGACGATGTAATCTCGGTTAACAATGTGCTTCAGGCATCCGTGATTTCTCAAAATGCCGAGCAAATGCAATTGATCGAGCAAAGGGGATTCTCGGTTGCTGAGATTGCCCGCCTAATGGGAGTGCCTAAGCCGTTGCTCATGGACGACAGCAACTCCAGTTATAAGACCCCCGAGGCGGCTCTGCAATCGTTTATGACCTATACCATTCAGCCGGCAATCGGATTGTGGGAAGACGAGCTAAACGCAAAACTCCTGAATGAATGGGATTTCGGTAAGCGTCGCATACATCTGTGTGAGCGCAATCTGCGCCGACTCGACCCCACGGCACAGGCAAATCTCGACAAGCTGCATCTCGAAACGGGCGTTTGCTCTGTCAACGAATTGCGTGCGGCTCATGACATGCCAACAATCGAGGGAGGTGATGCTCATTATGTGAGCACGAACCTCGCCGAGGTGGGAAGTGAAAAACTGCGTGCTGCATCCTCGGGTGGCTCTGCATCCCAGGGCAACAACAACAATCAGCAAAATGGCAAATCCGATGATGACGAGAAAGGAGGCGACGAATGAACATACTGACATTAGAACAGATAAAGGCACAATGCCGTATCGACCCCGAAATGACTGAAGAAGACCAGTTGTTGGAGCTCTACGGAGATGCCGCCGAGGAAACGGTGCTCAACTATTGCAACCGCTCGCTTGAATCGCTCTACGAGGAATATGGCCGCATTCCTGCCGCAATTACTCAGGGTGCTCTCATGCTCGTTGCCAACAGCTATAAGAACCGCGAGCCCGCCAGCGTCAGCAATCTCTATCTCGTGCCATATACTTTCGATGCATTAGTCAAACCATATATGATTTTGTAAGATTATGGAAGATAAAATTAAATTCAAACAATGGGACAACGAAGAGGGGAAATATGTCCTTTGTGAAGAGTCGGAGGAAGAATTGAGAAACTTCTTGCTCGGCACTCTTGAAACGTATCTCGATGCATGCAAGGACGAAATCGGTAATCTTGATATTATTGAGCGTTGGAGTCGCAAGGTGCATGACAATGAAGACTATATCAAGGCAAGCACAAGCAACCATGGAGCATATCTCAATATCGAGGTGTCTCTGTTTGAAAAGATGAACGTGACTCTTACGGCACATCGTGACGGTCTTGATGTCTATAACTTGTTGGAGATTGGCATGATTTTGTTGCATCCGAATTATCTGCAATACAGTTATCAGCTTATCAATGTGATTGATTATGTGGCGTGGGTACTCGGCTGCGAGAAAGCTCAATATATGATCATGAATCCCAAATCATTTGAAATGGGATTCCTCTATCAAAATGGTTACTCGCTGAATATCGTTGACATGGACGGTTTTATTTATCTTGAAAAACATTATCGATAAGAATATGGCTATATCATCAGGAATGAGGGACAAGCGTGTGACGCTCCTGCGGAAGGTTGAGACGGACGGCGGCAGATTCGGCCGTGGTGCGAGTGCCCCGGAATGGGAAGAGCATCGCACGGTGTGGGCGAATGTAACATTTGCGCGTGGTACCAAGGCTCTGCGCCATGGTGCATTGGATGCCTACGACGTGATTATGGTGAGGACGCTCTACGTGGAAGGTGCATCGCGCTCCATGCGTCTGCGATACGACGGCCGATTGTTCGAGATAGAAAGCTTTAATGCCGACCGCTCGACAAATGATCTGCAAATCACTGCGCATGAGGTAATACAATAAATTTCTTAAATCCCCGAAAAATTCATGCAGTAAATGCAGCATATGAAGCCGCGGAAAATATCCCAAATATACATTTTAAACTAAATAAAAAACGATATGGATAAAAACAAGAAAAAACAATTCATGCTCTTCACGCCTGAGACGATGCACGTGAGAGAGTATGTGCGCGAAGACGGAACAAAGGAGCCCAGCCGCACAATCTACGGACGTGCGATTGTGTTCAACAAGGTCTTCGAGTATGAGGATTGGTGGGGCGACAAGTATCGCGAGACCATTAAGCCCTCGGCATGCACCAAGGAGTTCCTGGAGAGTCAGGACATCAAACTGAATCTCCTGCACAAGCGCGAAATGTCGATTGCCCGCTCAAACTGTGGCGAGGGAAATCTTCGTTACTCGGTGAGCGACGAGGGTGTGGATTTTGAGTTAGAAGCTCCTAACTGCGACCTCGGTGACAGAGCACTGGAAATGGTGCGCTCGGGCGTTTATACCGGATGCTCGTTTGAGTTCTATCCGAAGGACTACGAATGCAAGAAGATCCAGGAAGACGGAAAGACCGTGTATGAAATCAACCACACGGGATTTGAGAAGCTCACCGCCTTCACCATTGCCATGGATCCGGCATACAAGGAAACAACCGTGGATTGCCGCGAGCGCTATGAAGTGAGCGCGCCAGCCGCTATCGTTCTCGGAAGTTCCGCTTCCGAGTCCTCCACCACCGCCGCCCCCACCGATACCACCGACGAACAGGCGCGCGAATCCGCAAGAATATCCCAATCACGCGAAATCGCCGCATTACAGAGGGAAATCCTCTACGAAGACGAATATAATTCATCAATATATTAACATTTAATTTTAATATTAAAATTTAAACTTATGAACAAGAAATTCAAGACCGTTCAGGAGGCTCTTGCACACAACCGCGAGATCCTCGACAAGCTTGCAAATCTCGACGAGATTGCAGAGACCCGCGAACTCAACGAGGAGGAGAAGAAGACCCTCGCCGCTCTCCAGCGCGAGCACCAGGGTGTGACACGCGAAATCACTTTCATGAACCAGCAGGCCGCCGCCGCTTCTCAGCGTGAAGTGAAGAGCAAGAACGCTATCATGCGCGAGGCTCTCGACTTCTTGCGTGCCAACCCCAACCGTGAGCTCACTCTCGGCACTGTAGGCAGCAATCCCGGTGGCTCTATCACTGAGTCGGGCGCAATCGCTCTCAACATCCATGACCTTATCGGCACACTCAACGAGGGACTCGGACTGCCCAGCACGCTCACGCTCGTCACTGGTGTGACTGGCAACGACCTTTGGCCTGTATCTGTTGACGATGTTGACCTCGAGGAGTTGGGCGAGAATGTAGAGGTGAACGACCAGAACCTCCACTTCGACAACATCCAGGCCGTTGCACATCGTGTATCTCTCGCCGTGAGCGTGAGCAACTCGGCTATCGACAACGCCACCTTCGACATCTTCTCGTTCGTTCAGCGCAAGTTCAACCTTGCTCTCCGTCGCTACCTTGCCAAGAAGGTATATTCTCAGGCTGCATTTACAGGTGTGAAGGGTCCGTTCTCCAGCCTTACCCCTGCCGGCACAATCGAGATTGCCGACGGTAAGACCTACAAGAACATTCTGAAGGCTGTTGCTCAGTTCACCGACAAGGGCTTTGATTCTACTCAGGTGTTCCTCATCATCGACGCTATCACCGAGGCAGATCTGAAGGCTACCAAGAAGGCTGATGATGCCGGATTTATTATCGAGAACGACAAATTGGCCGGTTATGACTACGTTGTCACCCACTACATCAACACCACGCTCGACTCTGACGGCAAGAGACTGAAGGGCACAACCGACCGCTACATTGGTATCGGCTACTTCAATTATCTCGCCCTCCAGCAGCATGGCACTGTTTCGTTGCGCGTTGACAACTCGTCGGCTGCACAGGCTCGCAAGAACTTGACCACATTCGTGTTCAACTCTGCCTTCTCTGCCACCGACCTCTCGACCAAGCTCAACAAGAAGGGCGGCACCACCACTCAGGCGTTCGCCCTCTACAAGCTCACCGAGCCGTCTGCTTAATTTTTCTTCATAAATAATTTTTCTTCTCATTTTTGTGAATGGCGGCGATTATTTGACTAATCGCCGCCACGATCAAAGGAAAGGAAAATCAAATCTCTCACATTAAAATATTATGGAAACAATAGTTGCCGACATTGCTATAGTGCAAGCACTCCAACGGAGCGAGACTATTGAGACGCTCGTGGAGCATCGCATCTTCAATACCATGCGCCCGGAATACGACGAGCAGGAGGATAAAATTCCCTATATCGTTGTCACCTATGAGGGCATGACCAACGACAATGACACGAAGGACAGCATCGAGGGCGACGAAGACGTTGAGCGCGTGAATGTGCTGATCGTGGCGCAAGACCGCGTGCAGCTCTCCAACATTGTCAACGCTGCGCGCACTGCAATACGTGATTACCTGGGTGGCGATGCTTTCGACAACTACGGCATTGCCGATTACAGCGTGAGCGCCTCGGCCGTCCTGGGCGATTGGACAGTGCCATGCACATATCAGAGTCTCAACTATACAATATACACTAATATTCAAGACTAAAATGAAAAAAGGACAAAATTTCAGATGCTTCATCGATGACAAGTGCGTGGCAGCCGCCAAGACTTGCTCATTTGAGGAGACTGCGGAACTGGAGGACATTTCGACAAAGGACTCTACCGGTTCGGCAAAGCAGAACTCCACAAAGGGCAAATCATGGAACGGAAGCGTTGACGCGCTTGTGCTCAATATCACCGACACGGGCGCTCAGGCTCTCGATTATTTCATCAAGAAGATCGTGAGCGGCGCGAAGGTAGGTGTGAAGTTTACAGAGACCGAGGGCGACCAGAACCGCACGCCTGTGGCTGATACAACCAACGAAATCAAAGTGACTGGAAGCGCATTGATCAATGACGTGACAATCAAATCGACCGTCAACGAGGAGATCTCTCTCTCTATCAAGTTTATTGGATATGGACCACTTACCAAAACAGTAAAGGAGGCATAACACATGAAAGGACAAAGATTAAGAATCTACGAAGAGGGTAATGAGCGCCGAGTTCAGGGCGAGACCTCTTGCGAGCTGCACATCAGCATCGAGACCGAATCCGAGGTTAACAAGGATAACGCTGATACATGGGATTATCCTACCTTCATGGGCTACAGCTTCGACACGACTATTGAGGTACAGGTAAGCTCATTTGCCAAGCAAGACGAGTATGTGATGCGTGCTACCGATTTCTATGCCGGAGTCCAGGACACCCTTCACCTCGCATTGTTCAACGGCACAACTTATCAGAGTTCTATTTGCCACGGCAATCTTATCTGTACATCGGTATCATATAAGGCCGACAACAAGAAGACTATCACCGCCACAATCAAGCACGAGGGCAACGGCGAACTCGAATTTGCTTGAAAGCCGCGGACACTCTAAATATTCGCCAGCCATTCACATTTAATAAAAAAAAGAAAATAATTATGAAGAAGATATTAACAATACTCGGCCAAGAGGTGACAATCATGTTCAACATGGCCGTTCAGATTTCATTTGAAGAAATCACAGGCAAACCATTTAGCGAGATTGATACAAACGTAAGCAAGGACAGCCTCGCTCTCGCTTATTCGGCTATAATCGCCAACAATCCCGATTGTAACATAACAGTTGACAACCTGATGCACGACGCTTCAGGCTCGGAACTCAAAGCCGTGATCAAGGCAATAAGCGATTCATTCGTTGAGTGGAACAAAGTGCCCGAGACCCTCGCCGACGAAGAAGACAAGAAGGAGGAGGAGGAGAAAAAGAAGAAAGACGGCGAAAGCTACGGCGGCCAACCCGACAATCCCGAATATCATTTAGACCTCGAAGACCATGATGACCCAAAAAACTCCTGACCGCCTGCCAGCAATACACATTGCTCGTGGGCGAGATTGGAATACCACGAAATGAATTTCTATATGTCCTCAAACTGTGGGAGATTAACGCAATCGTTAAGGGCTACAGACGTAGGAACCGGGAACACTGGGAAATGACTCGTCATCTCGGTCTTACCTTCTGCAATGTCATGGGCGCAAAGATTGATTCGGCGCACGACTATCTGCCTCTCCCCTGGGACGACATCGCAACCAAGAAGGAACTCACGGAGAAAGACGTTAATGAACTCATGGAGCTAATGCGCAAAGAGAATGAAGCTATCGCAAAAAAGGAAATTTAGAAAAAATAGATGCAGTATAAGCAGTTCATGCAGCCGACAAAAAATATCTGATAATCCAGTTTTCTAATTATTATATATGAAATTCTGTTGTAATGAATTATAATGGTTATTAGTTTTGATTTGATTATTTAATTGAATTAGATTTTATTTTTTTTCGCCGCCACCCGTGAGGGCAGCGGCGTTTTTATTTAGTCAAAAGTCAAACTGATAGGTGTCGCTCCAACTGTCATCAAGAATAATATTTCCCGATGCCCCACCGCTTAGGAAATAGCCGGCTACATTAGTAACCCTATTTCGCTGCATCGGCACACCATTGCAAAGTGATTGTGATAGCATATCCCCATTATCATCAAGCATCTTCACCGTGACATTTTCCGCCCACTCGTTGCCCTTGCTCATTATCCACAACGACACCGCCAGCTTCTTCTCGGTACCAACATACGCCGAGGGCACCGCCAAGCTGCTCACGTCCGTCACTCCCTCCACAGAAGACAATTCACCAATAGCCTCGCCCGTCTTCACATCAATTCCCTTATACCAAGGCTCTCCGCTAATGCTTATAGTCTTCAGATCAGACGGAATAACATCATTAACCGTCACCCTCATACGAGCCGCCACCCTCTTCAAAGTTACAGATATATTAGTGTTCCCGGTCTTCGCGACATCGCAATCCACCAGATTCCAAAACGTATCTCTTACCCTCTCCCAAGCTATGCGCCCATTGCTCACATCAACGTCCGAGCCTTCGCCCCTGGAGCACACCACCGCCAACCTATGATTGCCATAACTCAGCTTCATACTCACGCTGCCAAAATTATCATCAACATCCGTCTGTTTGCATATCAGCGCACAACTATTCCCAATAACATCAAACACCCATAACTCTTTCATCGCTTCGCCATTCGCCTCCAATGCCCTCGCCGCTGCATCTCTCGCCGCTGCATCTCTCCGGCTGACATTACTCGGCGCATCACATATCCCCGAATCCTCATAGCTCCATGCAATACCTCCCACATGCATCACAATCTCCTTCACTCCCTCGCTCTCATCGCCGACATCCTCGCGCTCCATGGTGTCCATGCTCTCACATGCTGAGAACATCCACATCGCCGTCAAAATGCCTATTAGTAATCGTATCATAATATCCCAATGTTTTAATCGTTTTTACTTCTATGTCAAATATCTCACCTAAGCAATCCTTTAGTCTAAAAATCACACTCCCCGATTTATTAATCAAATAATCGCTGATAATGCTCTGGATCCTCATTTTGTTGAGCTCCCCAACATCACATATATACAGTCCCGAATGATCCTGAAATAAAATCGCAATTATATCTGGATAATAACCGGTGCGATTTCCTTTCAAATCGAATGTCGCAATGGTAAGCATAACGGCATCGACTGTTGCCGTTGGCCTTTCCTCTCTATAGAAATCCCATGCGAATTGATTAATCGGATTAAGGGCTATCATCCTCTTATTGGTCAAGATACCCAGTTGCGTCAACTCATCTTCATAGCTATAAACTACTTCAGGGGGAATTTGCTCGACTTTATCTCCTTGCGTTTTCATTTTAATCCAATGGTTGTCGGCATGGCATATCCCTGCCAGCAACATCATAAGAAATAATAATAATACTCTCATATCCTATATTATTTAATTAAACATTTTCTTTTCTATCATCTCAAATTCCTCCTGTACACTCACTGCAAGCACTTTTGCGTATCTCTGCGTCTGCGTTATATTCGTATGACCGAGCATCCTCGCCAGGTTCTCAATCTTCACCCCATTGCGCAACATCATTGTCGCAAATGTATGTCGCGCAACATGGGAGCGCAAACGAATATCAAGTCCGACAAGTTTGCCCATACGTGCCAATTGAATATCATACCATGAGATTGACACCTTCGGAATCTTCCAGTCGTATCTCTTAAGTATCTCGACTGCTGGAGATAGTAGGACATTAACAAATGGCACGCCCGTCTTAATTCTCGTCTTTCTCGCAATCCAACGTCCATTTATCTCCTTATATTGGGCAATGTCAAAGTTCTGCATGTCGGCAAATGCAAATCCAGTGTAGCATTGGAACATAAACAAATCTTTAGCTTTGGCAAATATCTCATTAATCGGCTGCCATGAGCGCAACGCTTCAATGTCAATCTCGTCGAGATAGTCAACTATATCATTCCGGCTAACCGATTTCTCAGGCTTCCACGTATCATAAGGATTATCTTTAATTATAAGTTCCGATTTGGCTTTCTTCAGCATGGTGCGCACCTTAGAATGATACATATAAACACTCGCATCGTTGACAGAAGCAAGGTCGCCACCCTCACATCTATATTTTTTATTAGTTTTGCCCTGTCTCATAAATAGGTCAAAATTCTTAATGCCTTCCACGTTCATATCCGTCCAATCAGTCAAACCACAGTTCTGCAATTTCTTGATAACCTGATAATATTGCTTTTTCGTATTCAATGCCGATCTGGCGCTCTCGACATACTGGCGCATCCACACAATCATGCTATCACCCTTAACTCCCTTAGTATTCGGCCACACAGCCTCACGAATCTTCTTCACATCAATTGGCGTTGCCGTATCAATATAACGATTAATTTCCGTTTCAATCTTCTGTGTCAATATATCAAGTCTATCATTTAGCGCATCAGCATCGGAGCGATTAATCACCCTGCCGAATTTCCATTCCTTCCGGCAAACCTTGACACCCATGTTGATATACCACGATTTTCTATCAATGGTAATACGATACTCCAGTGGACCCTCGCATCCCTTCTTCGTTCTTGCGCGATGATCCCAAACTATAGCACTATTCACTACACTCATAATTCATTGCTTTTCATGAGTGGGGAAACAATGGGGAAACATTTATTCCAAATTCCCCCAAAATCTCCCCTTTTCTCCTTAGTTATTCACTTCATTTTATTCACTCTCTATTCCGTTCTATTTTATTTAATCCCTTTATTTTCAACTACTTAACCGAAATTCCCCGATCAATTCCGATTTTCGTTGCAAATATATAAAGAAAATATTTTTGCGGAAATATCTTAATTATAAATTGCTTATTTTCATGATGTTACGTTGTTTTTTGATTGTCATCTGATAAATGTGGGGAAACATTTGGGGATGATGAAGGGGATGAGGGAGCAAGGTGAGCAAGGAGGGACTCCAGCTCACGGAGCTTCGATTCGGTGCGCTGCTGGTAGTCACGGAAGGAGTCGGAGAGACGGACGAGGGCGGTGTAGGTGGCCGCAAGGAGGTCACGATCCGAGAGGGGAGCGGACTCGGCTGCAATGTCGGGCAACTGCTCAGGCAATGTATATGTACGCACGGGAGGAGAGGGCTGCGGCTCGTTGAGCAACATGCTGCCTTTGCCCGTGAACATCCAGGACATTGAAAAAATGTCAGGAAAGGAAGTAAGGAATCGCACAAGGAAATTATCAGTTAAGACCTTGGGATTGCCTGATAGTGCACGGCTAACATTCTGAGATGTGCTGCCCATAACATCGGCAAGATCTTGCTGCGTCCGGATCTTATCAATGTGCCTTAAATGCTCATAAGCGGCACAAAAACGGTCTTTTTTACTCATAGCACATAAGTTTATTATTAATAATACTTAAAAATTCGGCCAATTTGTTGTAGATAACAATTTTTTGTGCTATCTTTGCATCGCAATTCGGGCAAGCGTTGCTCGAAATAGCACAAAAGGATGGCCGTCCGGGATTTCTCCCGAATTGTAGAACTTGAACACACTGCAAATATACGGCTTTCCTTTTAAATTACCAAATTTTTATAAATCAATTAGTAATATTTAACTATGGAAAAGGAAGTTAAGGTTAACACGAAACTCATGAAGAGTTTGGAAGTTGGCGAGGTGAGAACATTCCTCGGCAGAACTTACAAGGAAGCGAGGTCGGCAAGTAATTTGTGCCGGCAAGTGAGATTGACACACGGCATTGATTGCTCGGTCAAGACGAGAGAGCGTCTGGATGGGACGTATGAAATAACCGTAAAGAGATTGGCATGATGAAGTTGGAGAAGGAACTGCAAAGTGCCATTATGCGGACGATTGAAGAAGGCGTGCGCGAGGCTATGTCACAATTTGGCGAGGAATTTGTGACAGGCAAGGAGTTGTGCAAGCGCTTCCAGATGTTTACACCGAATTGGCTGAAGTTGTACGGGCATCTATTGCCGAGAACTCGGGCAGAGGTGACGGAGCAATCGGGCGAGAAGCATGTGACTGGTTGGTGCTATCCAGTTAGCAAGATCGGACGGATGGTTGAGAATGGCGAGATTAAGCGTTTGTGTAATCATGGCCGGGTGATAAGCGTGAAGGTGACAAATGGGGAGATACGGGCGAAGCTCGTGATTAGTGCAAGTAAATAACAAATTAAAACTAAAAGATTATGAGAAGAATTATTGAAGACATTGAGAACGAAAAGTTCACAGGTGAGGAAATTGTGAAATGGTCGGTGATCTATCCGGCTATTGGTTTGGCTCTGTTTGTGTTTGTTAGTGTAATGATTGGGAGGATTTGATCATGGCAAAGAAGAATAAAACAGTGGCTGAGACTATACTCGGAGCAGCATTGAAGCTTGAATTTGGCTTTAATCCTCTTGAACATGGGGATTACAGCAAATATCCTGAGATCAAGAAATTTGTTGATGACTTTAACAAGGCTCATCCACATTTGGCGTATGAGGTCATGAATGATACAGATAAATACATGGATAAGCTTCAAGAAGCTGAATTGCAATTGACCGATAATTTATTGTCTCGTACCAATCAATACAAGGAGTACTATGAGGTTGCAAGTATGCATTGGGGAATAATAACTTTTTATATGACACTATGCCAAATGCTTAGTGTAAAATTAGAAAATTTACAAGAAAAATTAGACAGATATGAAAATAACGATTAAGATTATCGCGGTGAATGTCGTATATAATGGCACTAGCCGCACAAGTGGACTACCATGCCAGAGCCTTGAGGTGATTGGCGAGAAGCCGGGAATGAGGACACAGAGGGTTGTGTTCAAGGTGTTCGACAATTCTGAGGGATTGACTAAGATTAAACGTTTTGATTTGCGCCCTGGTGCAATCAAAACAATATCCTACTCCTTCGGCGCTCATGAGTATGAGGGCAAATGGTATAATCAGATTGATGCGTGGGACGTGGTTCCCGCGGATGAGTCAACGTTGAACACTCCAGACGCATAAGACCATGGCAGAAGAAATACAGAGAGACGAAGTGCGCGAGCAATTGCCGCCGCTTGAAACAGTTGAGAGCATCACGGCCATCGACAGAGTAATGGAAGGCTGCGAGAATATCGACATATCTGAAAATGAATTGTCGCTGGCTGAATCTTACCCCGATACTAAGATGATCCTCACGTTTAAGGAGGTTGGATTCGGTGCGATTGGTGGAATTCAGTTTATCACTGGACATCAGAAGAACGGAAAGACTTTCCTCATGGCTCAACTTATGGCTGCTATCCTGAATAATGGCGGCGAGAGACCCAAGGAGTTTATCCCTGGACTTTCGTTCAACGAAGAGCTGCGTGAGGAGTTCCCCAATCCTTCAGTGCTATATGTTGACACTGAACAGGAGAAGGAGAACACGGTTAAGGTGGCTAAGCGCGTTCATTGGTTATGCGGTTGGCCGCTGAATGTTCCTAATGATAGATTTCACATCATTTGGCTGCGTGCTGAGGACAGCAACGAGACACGTTGGAAGAAGGTAAAGGCTGCAATCTCCAAGTACAATCCCTTGGCAGTATTCGTTGACGGTATTCGCGACATGCTCGGCGACTTCAATGATCTTAAGGAATCGGCGTCGCTCATCACTCAGTGTATGGCGATAACTACATATAAGCACTGCACGTTTTGGAGTGTGCTACACGAAAATCCGGGTAGCGATAAGATGCGTGGGCACCTCGGTACTGAGGCAGCTAACAAGGCTTCGGACGTACTTCGAGTTACAAAGCGTAAGAACGAAGGCAGTATTGTTTTCGATGTTGAACAGGTTGCCGCTCGTGGTCGCGACATTGAGGCATGGCAATTCGTGGTGACTGATGATGCCGGCAAGTTGGGAGTGCCTAAGATTGTAAACAGTGGAATTGTGTTGTCCACTGACAGCAAGAAATCCAAGTTTACACCTGAGGATTGGCAGAGGATGACGAATTTCCTCGATAATGAACTTGGCACTGCTAAATCTCTATCTAAGGGCAAGCTTGAGCGTACAATGATGAAGACGTTGAAATTCGGCTCGCCAAAGTGTCGCCGTTTCATCAACTTCTGCATCGACATGGGTGTCCTGATTGAACGTCCGGGTGGCACTTGGGGATTCAGCAAGGAAGCATTGGACGAGGTGAACGAAAACATTAATGACGGAGATGACCCAACGTTGCCATTCTGATGTATGTCGGTCCGTCTCGTCTTGTCTAATCCCCCTATATAGGGGGATTGACAAAGACGAGAGCACACACGAGCGCATGAGGTCGCGAACATTTTTATTTTCAAAAATCTCGCGCGCGTCTTATAGGGGTAAAGGGTGAAAAACTAAAAAAAATATATATTATCTCCGGCGCGGCGCGGCGGGCTAACAGGTAACGAGCAATGGGACGAATATCGAAAGAGACAATCGACAAGGTGAAGGAGGCTACGAACGTAGTGGACGTATTGGATGAGTGCGACGTAACGTTGTACAAAAGGGGCATCAACTATGTTGCCTTATGTCCATTCCATAATGACAGGGCTCTCGGCAACTTCGTGGTGTCACCCACTAAGAACATCTACCATTGCTTTAGCTGCGGCAAGACTGGCGACGGATTGCGCTACTTAATGGAACACGAGAATATGACGTTTGTAGATGCTATCAAGTGGCTCGGCAAGAAATACGGGATTGAGGTTGAAGGCTCGGACGATGTGAAGTTTACCCCTAAGAAGATAGTGAAGGCGGTGCCACAGATAGAAAGACGGTTGGAGCTGCTGACGTTGCCCATGACTATGGTGACAAGCAAGGAAGACACGACAACCGACATACTATGCCAATGGCTACGAGCCTTACCATGGGGACCGATGCAACGGGACTGCATCGAAAGAACGTTGAGGGAATACCACGTCGGGCACTCTAAGGATGGTAAGACCATTTGGTGGCAAATAGACTACGAGGGTAGGGTTAGGACCGGCAAGCTGATGCTCTATAAGGAAGACGGTCATAGAAATCGGGACGATAAGAACTCATTTGACTGGATTCACACGAGATTGAAAAAGGTCCACTACTACGATCCATTGACAAAGGAAATGGAGACCTGCCCATTCGGCATGCATCTCGCCAAGATATACCCGAAGGCAACCGTAAACGTGGTAGAGAGTGAGAAGACCGCCGTGATCATGGCAATCGCCTATGGGAACACATCCGCGAATATATGGATTGCGCTCGGTGGCAAATCTTTCCTCAGTCGCTCAAAGCTGCTGCCGTTGATAGAGGGCAAACGAAAGATCCTGCTCTATCCCGACCAAGACGGCATCAAGGAATGGCGGGAGAAGATGAAGGCTATCGGCTACGAGAACATGAGGTTGGCGAAATCGTTGGTAATCGACCCGAAGAACCCGAAGAAAGACTGCGGCGACTTCATAATCGAAAGGCTCTACGAGATAGAGGAGCAAAGAAAGAAGAAGGAACTGAGCAAAGAGCCAACAGCCGAAGAGTTGGAGCGATACAACTGCGAGCAATGCAAGCTGCTCGACCTGATAGCGGGAAATCCGACGGTGGACAAGTTAATCGAAATATTTAATCTTGAATTACAATTCTAAAGAACAATGGATGATAAAAAAGAATGGGTACAGATAGCCACGAAGTTGAGCCCCGAGGCATACGGGAAACTCCGTGAGCTGTGCGCTAAGAAACAGATGAAGCCTTACACGATGTTGCAAAATATGTGTGATGTGGTGATAAGGTATATGGATGACAGGCACAACCTCTCACCAGCCATTGAGGAAGCCATGCGCATATTTGAGCATTTGGAAGGGTGGCAAAACTGCTTTAATTGGGCAGACTGGCAAGCCAAGCCCGAGGTTGGCGAAGCAACTTATTTCCTCCAGAACCCTGGGCAGCCGGGCACGCGTGCGGTGCATATAACAAAGCCATACTTCGGGGAGTGGACAGAGACACGGAACATCCAACTAATAGTTGAGAGAGTTATATGCCTGCTGATGCCTAACAGATATAAGCAACTAAGGCAAATGGCTGTGGAGCTCGACTGTACAAACTTAGTGGAGTTGATAGACAAGATCTGCGCCGAGCACATGAAGGAAGAGGACGCCAAAGCACTGCGCGACACGTTCGAGCATAACGACCTGAGCGAGCAAGGACGCAAGCAATGGGAAGAGCGATACAAGCGCCACAAGAACCAGGACATGGATAAGCTATATCCGAGCATGGACTTCAGACCGTTTGACCAAGAGTTATAAGGACTATGGCACATAGCAAGCTATATGTGAAGCTAATGAACTCAGCAAGGTGGCGACGGCTGCGGGATGAGTGGATAAGGGAACATCCGCTATGCGAGGAGTGCAAGCGCAAGGGGATAGTTGAGCCAGCAAGATGCGTGCATCACATTACACCCATAGAGAGCGGACGCAATGACAAGCAATGCGAACAGCTTGCGTTTAGCAGGGCGAACCTGCAAGCGCTATGTTATCAATGCCATGCCGACATCCACAAGGCTGAGAACAGTCATAGCAAGGAAGCGCACAAGCAACGGGCACAGGAGCGATTGCAACAATGGATTGCGAGGCATAAGCGCGACCAATGAGCGACCATATCGAGGACAAGCTCGAAAAGGTCGAAGGGCGAGACACCGGGGCGTGTTTTTTTTGAGACCCCCTCAAGACTCCCAAATCCACTTGCCCTTTCCTCCGTTGACACGCGATTTTTTGAAATTCCCGTTTTTCCGGAACGTTACGCAAGTCGGATCTGGGAATAATCGGAAGGAATAATACGACAAATTAGAATATAACAAAAAATTCCACTTATATGAGAAAAAAAAATACCGCTCAGGACATTGAGGACATGAAACAGATAATCCGGGAGTTCCCCGGGACTGTAGCGCGGAAAATCAGCGCGAAGGGTAAGCTGTATGGATATGACTTCACGGATGAGCAACTCGATTGGCTTGAAGCTAATTACGTTAAGCGATTCAAGTGTCTGCTAATATCCGAGGCATTGGGCATAAATGACACCAGTATTCGCCGTGCAATGGATAGCCGTTTTGCCTCGTTGTCGCTTGAACAAAAGAAGTTACGCAACGAGCGTGAGCAAATGAAAAATAAGCGTTCACATGTATCACTCGAAAAAGAGTTGGAGAAGCGACGCAAGATTGCCGAGTTGGAGGAGCGCATGGAAGAAATAAAACGACAAGAGTGCATAGCTGCATACAATGAGGCAATGGCAAAGGAGCACATGGAACGCCAGAAGCGAGAGCAGAAGGAATTGCAAAAACAGAAAAAAATAGATGCAGAAGATGCAGCTTATGCAGCCGAATGTTTGAAACGCTTTCCCGAAGATCGCAAGCGCAAGCCGATACCATTCACTCAGGCGCAAGAGGCTGTGAGAAAAAAGATGTTGAATCGTGATTACCTTCTGCCAGACGATGAAGAGTTATTGACCGATAATCGAACTAATGTCTATTGGGATGAAGAGACACATCGGAGCCCTAAGCTGGAGAATGACGCGATAGCAACGGGATTGTCGGTGATAAGATATGAAGACATGTTTCCCGATATGGGCAATGAGCTGTCGAGCTGCAAGGGTGCCGACTGTAACGGTCGCCAGTTTTATCAAATGAGTAGATGAATTAAAAAATGAAGAGATATGCCAAAGAGATTAAGTGTATTTGTGAAGCTTCCGGAGCAACAGCCAGACCGCTGTCAAGACTGCCCACTATTGGGATTGATACCCGTGGAGATGCGCAAGCACGGAAGCAAGAAGACCCATGTGTGTCTCGGCACCTATCCCGACTTAAAGGCGATAGCAAGGCGAAAGACCTCACTGCGGAAGAGTGACGAGACGAGGAGCAAACCATTGGTGCGGCCATGCGATAAGCTATGGCACGCGTGGATAAAGTTGCCTAAACGACAATTCCCGCTTAACATCAATGCCTACAATCAATTTCGCCAGCCATACATCAATGCGCTGCAATATACAATAGATTTCGACGATTAACAAAAGAATTTAAAAGAATGGCAAAGATTAAATCAAAAAAGGCGTTTGAAGCAGAGCTGAAGGAGATGATCGAGAGCCGAACCGGCAAAGCATTCGACCCGTTTCTCCTGCCTCAGGTGAAAGCGGCTGCGGGACTGATGAGAATGATCGAGAAGATTGACCAGCAATTGGACAATGAGGATTTGAGTTATTTGGAGGTTGGCTCTACCATGCAAGCGAAGAGGGTTGTAAACCCATTGCTCGCCGTATATGACAAGAATCAAAGGACGCTCAATCAGTTGCTCACGTCGTTAGGGTTGACATATGGCGCAACTCCGTCGAAGATTAATGAGAGCACGAAGGACACAGACGTGAACAAGCGTGACAAGATTGACGAGATGTATGCCGATTTCTGATTTTGAGAAAAAATATATGCAGTTTATGCAGACAGTAATAACATTATTAACAATTTAATTTTTTAAGATTATGGAAGAAAAGAAAGAAGAAAAATGGTTGATGCCGGAAGACATCAAGGTAGTGGAAACCAACAAGCCCGAAGAGATATTTCACAAGTTTCTCGCCGAGAGTGCCGTGAAGACGTGGACGGAAGATTTCGTTGACGAGGACACCGGGAAGACATTAAGCATTGAGCGCAATGAGGTGATATTTGACCGTGGCACATATATCGACGAGTCAGTGTTCCCGAAGATAATGTTTTCCATTCAGTCGGAGGAGCTGAAGACGGTGAAGGTGTGCGACAAAAAACCATTGGCCAAACGCCATAACATGCAAGTGCGCCGATATATCGTGAAGCTGAGTAACGGATTGCATAAAAGTAATATCTATACCACCAGGGCGAGAACTCCCGAGGATGCTGCGCAAATGGTATGCGATTACTACTCCATATATGGCATCCCGACATTAAGCGGCAATTTCTCAGTGATTGACAGTGCGGCCACTGGATTGATATTGTTGTATAAGGAGGTTCTTGGCAAGTCATATTGGGAAGATATGTACAATATCAGCTATAAGGATATTGAGGACAAGGTGGAAAATGCTCATAAGATTCTTCCGCCGCCATATCAGTTAGAACGATTCTTCAAGGTGAACGTTTGTTCCTGGTACGAAGGCGAGGACAAATATGAGAAAGACACATGGAATTATATTATCCCTGCGCTGGTGTTGAATGATGCGGATAAATTGGTTAAATTATATTTGCACGAGAAGGACAGTCGTAACTGCCGTGAACGTATCCACGACATCACTTCTATCAGCAAGGCGAATATCGACTTCGCCATTCCTCAGAGCTACGCAGAGGCATGGTGCGAGAAGAAATACGGAAAAGCTAACGATTAAATTTTGGGACTATGGATAAAAATTATATTCTATTAATAGAAAAGTTTAGAGGGACTTTTGACATACTTTTGGATTTCTATGTAAAGCGGTTTTCATATATTATCGGCGTAGATTTCGAGTTTTGGGTGGGCGACATGCGAGAAGAAGACCGCGCTGCCAACCGACCAACTCAGCCCGTAGATGTTGCTCAGTTCGGTGATTATTTTTTCAACCTCTCGGACATCCGCACGGTTGTGGATAATTATAAATATTGGCTCAATCGTCATGGCTCGCGTAAGGCTGTTGGCCAAGAGGTGTGCGACTGGCATGATTATGTTTTGGAGCGAATGGGCAGAAATAAGATTTATCTTAATCTCTTCAACTGGCTGAATGGTGCTCCCCGAGATATTGACGATAACGACAAGGATTCCGCACATGGGCGACCAACCGACGAAAACAAGGAGGGCGCAAATGGCTGAGAAAATAACATATTTAACTCCTACCGGAATTATCTCAGATACATTCCGGGAGGAGTTCCCCAGGGCTAAGCGCTGGAGCGACAAGCTATTTGCCAATCGCCGCGAGTATCAAGACAAGCAAGCGGAAATTGTTGAACAAGTCAATTTCAATCGGCGCAATTACGTATATCCCGAGGCTCAAACCTATACTTCGCAAGCGGGTAATCAATGGATGATAAATCGGTTGTATCGCCCGAATAAGGACTACGACGGACGAACGATCGAATATATCCAGTTGTGCATGATGTACGGATTGACTGAGCAATATTTTTGGGTTGTCACATGCTTTTTTGAAAATGATAACAAGGAGTTCAGGATATGCCTGTTCACTCCCCATTTCATTCAAAGATTCTATCAGCGTGTGGGACTTGACACGAGCGTTGACCGCATGAAGGTGCTGCGCAATCTGCAAGAAAGTCTATATACCTTCGAGATGCAAGTCACTGAGAAGAAAGACGGCAAACGTGGATATATATCCTACGGCAGGCTGCCGGGATGCGTGTGTTATGGATTTTGCGATAAAAATCGGGCATTGACATATACCACGGTCATCCCCGACAATCAAATGAGCAACTACAAGAAATATCTCACGAGGAATTTCTGCAGCACTGCTGATTTCGTCAACTCGACACAGTTCAGCCAAATCTTAAGTGAATGTTTTTGGCATGAGCGACCGTGTAAATGGTTTAAGGAGAAAGCGCTTGCGGGTGGCATGAGTCGGAAGACGGTGAGAAATGAGGTGCATTTTATAGGCTGCCATATCTTGATGCATCGTATAAAAATGGAGTATGCCAAGGCTGCCCACGTTTACGAGACGATAGAAAATACGGAAGCTATCGAGGAAGTGTGGCGAGATTTCCGCAAGCTATTTATTGAGACTCCGATGCGACATCATTTCGACGAGTATATTCCGGGGCTGCGCAAGGTGGTACATTCGCTTTTCGAGAATGTGGACGAGGGAAAGCTCAATCAGGCTATAAATGCCATGAAGGAGATATGTGGCGATCATTATGTGTCTTACGATATGTATCACGTGCCAGCCATGCCCGAGAAGTTTGTGAACAAAATCAAATTTATAACTATCTAAGAGTATGCAAGAAAGAAAGAAGAAATATATGCTGAAGGTGGATATATTGGGAGTGAAGATTTATATCTGTAATCTCAATCTCAAACCATACACCCGCTCACTGGATAATCGTTGCGCAAATCTCAAAAAACAGTCAAGGCGCAAGATTTATGAAAATGCGGGGGGCAAATGTGAATACTGCGGCCGCGAAATAGAATATCGCGGAATGCAACTGCATCACGTTGTGCCCGCCTCGATGAACGGCACGAACAATCCTCATAATCTCATGTGCCTTTGCTCGGAATGTCACCACCTGATACACGGCAATGCCGTTGTCAATCATGAGTTGATCGAGAAGAAGCTGCGCGAACATCCCGAGGTGCGCAAGCACGGGCAAAAGCATTTGTGTGAGGAAGTGAAGGAGAGCCGCAAGCGCAAGGTGCTGCACAAGTGGAAGGTGCCGGGCGTTAGTTTTATGGTCATTCAATAATGACATATTATAATCAATTTTATTATTAACAATTTAAATTTTTAAACATTATGGATTTAATTCATTTTATTGTTTTCGCCTGTATCGTATATATTGCGATAGTATCGGGGCGAATGTCGGCTAAGAACGACATGCGGAGAAGATTCGCCAGTATTGGTGGTATGAAGCAGAAGTTTCCCGATGTTACTTCGGTGATTAACTATGTATTGGAGCTTCGCGACCAAGTGGAAACGTTATTAACCGATAAGAAGGCGCTCACTAATTCGCTCAATATCGCCAAGACCGGGAGAGAAAAGCTTGAACGAGATTACAAGTTTCTCATGAGCCAGTTAAAGGAGAAGCGCGAGAAGTGCGAGGAGCTGGAAAATGAAATGGAGATCCTGAGAAAGGACAACAATCACTTAGAAGATAATTTATCCAAGGCTCGAAAAGCGTTCGACGAATTAATGGCTAAGGCATATAAGCTTGCGGAAGAGATGAACAACGAGTGCGGCGACGTGATTACAAAAGGTGCGAAATATGCCAAGGCAATGGACATGAGCGCAACACGCATTATTTACGCACACAAGTTGCACAACAAGACCACGCTGCTCACGGCTGGTGTTTGTGCCTTCGGAAAGAATGGCAATATTTCTTATCCTCCCGGCTCTCGCTCTCTCGGCAATGCCCAGAGCAAGGAGAATGCCGAATGTTTCGCCAAACTCACTGCCTCTCTAAAACTTGATGCCGGAGAAAGCAAGCGCATAGGCGTTATCCATGATTACGAGGCATTGCAAGGGTGCGCCATAATGTACAATGGCATTGAGCATGGTGTCTCGAAGGTAATGGGCATAAGTGTCGAACTTATGAATTATCTCGAAATTAATAAAAACATGTTAAACAGAATAAAATAAAAATATTATGAATCAGTTTATTATTGAAAATCCAGTATTTAGCATCGTAATAGCATTTATTATCGGTGCCGTGATTATGAATATTACCTCAGTGTTGGCCGTCCGCATGGCGGTAGAGAAGGAAGTGGAAAGAGCCCTCGGGGAGGAAGACGAGATGAGAGAAGTCTGGGAGCGTCAGCGCGAAGAATTGAGGAAGGAGATTATGGAAAATCTTGCGCCTCCAGCTTGTCCAGATCCTTCAGAGCAGGAGTCGGAAATCGACGAAAAGACCGAACGGCTGAATGTAGGATTGGGAGTTGACGAAGACGGTTGCCGTTGCCTCTATCTCGCGAAGCCCGATTGCTACAAGAAGGGAGAGGGGCCCCTTGCCGATTTGGGTCACGATTATTATTATCATCCTACACTCCAATTTCTTCTCGATGATTTCGATTTGGATAAATTAGCCGAATTAGGCATTAACATAAAACCAGAATGTGATGAACCAATGTCATTTAGTATTTTCACTCTCGAAAAAGAAAACGCGTTGATGTTCCTTATTGAAGCATTCAATGCTTGCGGAAAAGCAATATCAGAAAGAGAATAGAAAATAATTTACCTTTTTAGGGCTCTGAAAAATGGGTCCTAAAGGACAATAAAACAACTATCCATGGATAATTAAAAAATGACCATGGATAGTTGTAACATTATCCAAGGCTAATTTTTTAACTATCCATGGCAAATTATATACCACTCAACGAAAATATATAACATTTTATAATTATGGACAAGAACAAAGACATGATGACCAAGGCGCAAGCGGCGGGGCTGCTTCGCTCCACGCTTCCGCAATATGCCGAAAGGCTGTCAGCCATTGACGAGCGATTGGTGACATATCTCAACGACCTGTACGAGCACACCGAACTGCATAACATGTGGGAGATACTCGGCGGTGTGCGCTTCCTCAGAATCTTCGCCACATATCCATTCAAGGCCGGAAAGGTCAAGAAGATACTCCGGCTATATGAAGGAGAATGGAAAGACGGGCGACACGTGCGAGGCGGTTTGCTCTTCTCGGGACTGCGTGGGCGCTCCCATTATCAGCTCACACCCATTCAGGTGTTTATGTTCGCCGGGGTATATGGACCCCACCATTGGGTGAATACCGAGGCAAAGGTGGGCACCCGCGACCTGCTGCCCACTGAGCGCGAATGTGAAAACGGTTATATCTACGACCTCAGACGGCTAACGACTGAGGCGGTGTTTTTCATTCCCCGAAAATTCAGTAAGACCACAATCGGCGCGTTCTTCCAGTTTGTCGGTTTCTTCTTCGAGGATTACAATTATGAAGGTTATTGCTGCGCTAATTCGAGCGACCAAGCAAAGATATTATATAACATGGCTTACGACCTTATCCACCAAATGGACCCCGAAGAGTTGCGCATCCGCTTCACAGCCTCGGAAATCAATTGGAAGAAGGGCGAACCGAGAGCCGCCAAGATTGTCGCCCTCTCTGCCGGTGGAAAAACAAAGGACGGATTATTTGCTCAATATTGTTCCTCGGATGAGTATGGATCCGCGGGATATGTCAAGGATCACAGCGACATGGCATCACTCATCAATGTCGTGGAGGGTTCAATGGGTCCGCGCCGTGAGCCGCTAACAATCCACACCACCACGGCGGGCAATGTCAACATTGGTCCGTTCCAGATAAAACTCGATGCGCTCAAGCAGCTATTATACGAAGAAATTTCCCATGCGTCATAATCATCATTAAATCCTTAAATTTCGGAAATCTCAAAAAAAATAGAGCAGTGTATGCAGTATATGCAGCCGCCAAAAATATCCCAGCCGCCGATTATCCTCTATATGTAGAAGATAACATTTAAATATATAATAATATGCAAAAGAAAAATCTCTGCTACAAGTCCGATTTCAAGATTACGGAGAAGTGCGATGCTGGCTATGCCATGCGGTTCCGCTTCCTCTACTATGTCGGCACACCGGCGAAGGCATACGTTGCATGCTTCGACGGGTCAATTTATAGCAATTGCCAGCTCAATGGCGACGGCACTCTCACCGTCTGCTTCGATGATCACGGCCTTGGGATTGGCGACCTCATGGTTGAGCGTCGTTATTATCTCACCGACGAGCAATTCCAGTCGGGCGTGTGCGACATCGTTGTTCCTGGTTCTCCCGTCGTAGTTATCGACAAGGATGTTCCACAGGATTCCAAGCTCTTCCAGCTCTGCCTCTCCCCCAAGGGTTTGAGTTATATCGAGTGCGAGAGCATTGTCGAGCCCTATTGGATGTTAGGAGGATTCGGCGAGGCTGCCTACAAGAACGAGGAGTTGCGCAAGCAGCAGGAAGCCGCCCGCGTGTTGGCCGAGCAAAAGCGCGCCAATGCGTGGAGCGAGTTCTTCGGTGCTGCACAATCTGCATGGGAATCATGGTTCCCCGATACCAAGGATACCGTGAAGTCATGGTATGACGAGACTACTGAGGCGGTTTCTTCATGGTTCTCATCAACCAAGACAGAAGTCTCCGGCTGGTTTAATACCACTAAGAACGACGTTTCCAGATGGTTCTCTACGACAAAGGGCGATTGGAATCAGTGGTTCACCGACACAAAAAACAGTTGGCAGGACACATTCACCGAGAAGATCAACGAGGTTACTTTATGGCTCAACTCGACAAATCAGTCATGGACGGAGTGGTTCTCCACGACAAAAAATAATTTCACGGAGTGGTTCTCTAAGGCAAAGAACGATTATTCTGTATGGTTTGCCGATACATCCGGCGATTACACCAAATGGATCACTCAGGCAAAGAGCGATTGGAGCGAGTGGTACAATGATGTAACTACTAATTGGGCTGCACGTCTTACGGCCATGACCAACGAGTGGACCAATAAGATGAAATCAGTGTCCGACCAATGGACTTCTCGACTTGAAGCTATTAACAACGAGTGGAGCGCGCGACTGGGCGAGATTAACGAAGCGTGGGACGATTGGTTTAGGTTGACATCCGAAGGCTGGGCGCAATGGTTACAGGACGTGAAGGACGCATGGACAAGTTGGTTCGACGAGACCAAACAGGCATGGACTTCTCGCCTGGAAGCTATTAACACCGAGTGGTCTGAATGGTTCACAGAGACCAAGAGCGCATGGAAATCATGGTATGACGAGAATACACAAGCATGGGCAACATGGTATAACGAGACCACACAGGCATGGACTGAATGGTTTGGAGCTCGCAAAACTGAGTGGTCTGAATGGCTTACGGCTAAGGG